AGATGGCGGTATTGAAATTGACTCAGTGTCAAATGTAAACTTTAAAGAATTAGACTTTCAAACAGCAATTGCAGAAAATGAAAAAATTATTCTAAAAGCACTAGGAGTTCCTCCATTAATGTTGGACTCTGGTAATAATGCAAATATTCGTCCAAATATGAGAATGTATTATTTAGAAACTATACTTCCTGTTGTTCGTAAAATGAATTTTGCATTAGAAAGATACTTTGGTTTTTCATTGTCAGAAGATATTACTAATATTCCTGCATTGCAGCCAGAACTAAGAGATCAGTCGCAGTATTACTCAGCACTTGTTAATACTGGTATTATTTCTCCCAATGAAGCACGAGATGCTTTGGGATTTGACCCAGTAGAAGGCTATGATGACTTACGAGTACCCGCAAATATTGCAGGTAGTGCGACAAACCCAGATGAAGGTGGTAGACCACCAGAAGGAGAAGAAGATGGCGAGAGCTAGAGCAAGATTAGCAGTATTGCAAGATATAGCAATACACATGCTAGAAAGAGGGCATGTCATGACAAGACACGAGTGGGAAAAAGATACAGAAGCTCCTATTCGTATTGGTATGATTTTTAACTTTTTTGGCAACTGGGCAAGAATGGTAGGTATTCTAGAACATGAAATGCCCGACGCATGGGAACAGATTAACGCAAAAGCAGCGCCTGCTCCTAAGCCGGAACCCAAGCCAGAGCCTAAACCCGCACCGAAGCCAAAAGCAAACCCGCTTGAAGCTTTGAGCAAGCCTGCTAAAGCAGAAAAGAAGAGTGAAGACTAATGGAAAAAATCTTTAACCTCACTTCTACCTTTAAGGCTTTGGATGAAGACGACGGTGGCATTCACATTTGTGGAATGGCCAGTACTGTTGACTTTGACCGCGCTGGGGATACAATCTCAGCAGAAGCATGGACAAAAGGTGGTCTTAGTAACTTTGAAAAGAATCCTATTATTCTTTTTAATCATGACTACAACAAGCCTATAGGTCGAGCCACTGGATTAAAAGTTACCCAGGACGGTCTCGAGCTAAAAGCAAAGATTTCAAAATCTGCGCCCGATCATGTGGCGCAGTTAGTTAAAGAAGGTATCCTTGGAGCATTTTCTGTTGGTTTCCGAGTCAAGGATGCTGATTACCTATCGGAAACTGACGGATTAAAGATTAAGGACGCTGAGTTGTTTGAAGTATCGGTAGTATCGGTACCTTGTAACCAAGCAGCTACTTTCTCTCTGGCGAAGTCATTTGACTCTATTGAAGAGTACAATGAGTTCAAAAAAACTTTCACTAATAGTGTAGATCTAGCCGGTCAGTCTCTGGCTAAGGATGAAGATTCATTTGAAGCTAGTGATACACCGGATGGAACTGAAAAGTCAGTTCAAAAGGAGATGACAATGTCGGAAGTACAAACTCCCGAAATCGACCTGGACGCTTTTGCTAAGAAGGTGGCAGAAGAGACTGCTGCTAAGATTGCAATTCGACAGGCCGAAGAAAAAGCCGCAGCAGAAGCTGCACAAAAACAAGCTGAAGAAGTAGAAGCAGCCAAAGCTCTAGAAGCTGAGTCTGTTAAGTCAGCTATTCAAACAGGTATTGAGTCAGGCACTGAAAAGTTGCTTGCTGACGTACAAGAAGATCTTAACAAGAAGAATTCCGACATGGAAGAGACTCTTGCTAAGTACAAGAAGGACCTCGAAGAGAAGTCAGAAGAGATCGCAAAAATGCGTGAATCTAAGCGGGTCTTTGCTGATCGCGCAGAAAAGTCTGACATCACTAAGTGGGGACAGGATTTCTTGACTGCACACATGTTGGGCGTAATGACTCGTAAGGGTTGGGACACTGACTTTGGTCGTAGCGTTCAGGAAAAAGCTGGCGTAAACTACGCTGCTAATGCTGCTGACATTGATCAAGAAGTATCTTCTTTGATTGAAAAGGAAATCATGAATGAGTTGAAAGTAGCTCGTTTGTTCCGTGAGATTCCTGTTAACGGTGGTGCAACTGTATTGCCAATCCAGACTGACGCTGGAAAAGCTGCTTGGGCCGCTGACGCGACTTCAGGTAACTTGGAAAACCGTCCTCAGGTAACTGCAAACCAGTACAACGCTAAGCAAGTTGTATTGAATGCATACCGTCTGGTTTCAAGCACTTTCATGAACAATGATGTAGACGAGCAGGTACTTATTAACTTGATGCCTATGCTTGTTGAGTCAGTAGCTCGCGCACACGGTCGTGCAGTAGAAGACGTTATCATTAATGGTAACGGTACTATCTCAGGTCTCGACAACTATGCAGCTGCACATGATCCAGGTACATTCTCTGTAGCCGCAGGCACTCGCTTGACTTCAGGAATGCTTTTGGGTGCTCGTGAAGCAATGGGTAAGTATGGTCTTGCTCCTGCTGAAATGGCATATATCGTATCACAAGATTCATACTTTGACTTGTTGAACGATGCTAACTTCCAAACTTTGGATGAAGTAGGTTCTGACCTTGCAGCACGTGTTGTTGGTACTGTTGGTGCGGTATACGGTTCACCCGTAGTCGTTTCTGAAGAGTTCCCAACGGCTGCTACTGGTACTCCTGCTGCCTTTGCTTGTTACACTCGTAACTATGTAACTCCTCGTCTCCGCGGTGTAACCGTTGAGCAGGATTATGAAGTAATGAAC